CGTTATGTCTTTGAAAGACGGCAAGATACTGATCTCTCTCAGCTTCAATCTGTTGATTGGCTCGAGTCATGTGAAGTAGAGATGTAGCTTGCTTTTCGTGTGATTCTTGTATAGCAGCAATAGCAGCTTTTTGTTCTGCCATTGCCGTTTCAAGTTTAATGGAATTTGCCTTGAGGGTTTGATTCTCAGAATAGAGCCAATAGCCACCTAAACTGAGAACCAATATAATTCCAATGAACAGTTGGTTGAACATTAGTCTTCTACAGACTCTGTAACAACTTCCTCTACTGATTCATTTCTTGTATGATCAGGTTCGGCGTTCATTGCCGATTCGATATCTGTAACGGCAGGCGCTTCAGCAGTCATATCGTTGTACTTCTGATTTAACGCAGTACGAATACGACCTGTCATCTCATCGTCAAATGCAGCTTTTAATTTTAACGGATTGTTATCCATTGCGTGGTTGATAATGTCATTTACTGGCATAATAGTTCTCCATGTTATATATTGTAATTGTATTTATACAGATTCTAGTCGAACCATCAAACGCTCGGCTCTGTTAGTAACTTGTTTGTGCCATTGAGAATCTCTACCTTCAACAGCGGCTTCTGCCCAATCACCTTCGATAATTGCGGCATGCATTTTCTTAAACTTGCTTAAACGAGTACGACCCATGTTAAACATCATATTAACCAAGATCTGTTGGACTTCGTCCGGTAAGTCTCTAAAGACGCCGTCTTCGTATAGATGGTCACATTCGCTGACTGCAAGTTCGAGATCATGGTCGAAACATTCTTTGACTCTTTCCTCAGATATTGGGAATCCAACTTCAGCGCCGTATTCCGGATCCGAGTCCAATACAAGATGCCCCACTCCGAACGTAGGGTACCCAAGATGGTCTTTATAGACTTCATACACAACGCCCTCATCAATCTTTAACTGTTCAAATACCGCGTCACGGTCTAATTTCGTATCTTTAAAAAACATGTCTTTTCCTCTTTATGATAATGTGGAAATGTCAATTGAAGTTGTTCCTTGGAATTGTAATAAGGACTCCACTTGACTTTCTGCAAAATCTTGAATATTATTTACGTAGTAATTATCACCACCGGCATATTCATATCCCCATAATGTAATATCAAACGCAGTGTTTGCTGTTGTAACTTTTGTTACTTCGCTGTTGGCATAATCTTCGGCACTTAATACAGCAATCATAGGCTGTTTAGAAAATACAGAAGATCCAACAGTTTCATTATAAGTTTTAACACTTATTGTTACTTTCTTAATTGTATTATCAGTATCAATTCTCAATACTTCAACCAATTCTAAAACTTTGTCATATGTAGGCATTTACTTATCCTACTCTTTATCACGTTGCTTCTGTTGGGCTTCGCGCTGTTTCTCAACCTCGTCAATACCTTTTTGCCTTTCAACTTCAGCATCATGTTTTAATTTTAATTTTTCTTTCGCCTTTTCCTGCTCATCTTTTAGACGTTCAGATTCTTCGGCTTGATTTGCTTTTAATCGAGCGGAAGCAACAGCGTCTTCTTTAATAGCAACAGTACCCATGATATCGCGAATACGTTTCTTGTGTTTCTTTTGATTCTTTTTAGATACCCCCGGCTCTCCGTCAGGACCTATACCCAAACCTGCTATGGCACCACCACCTACTGAGTTTGCTGGTTCTTCATCTATATCTTTCTTTGCTGCCTCTGCAATTATTGTACCGTTCTCAGAAACAAACCGCTGTAAGGCTGACTCAATGTCTTCCTCAATAGCAGATTCTGTAATAAGGTTAGTTGCGTCGAGACGTTGCTCTTCGCGTATCAACCAAAGGGCTGCAGCGTAAGAAGCAAGTTTTGTTTGACCACCGGGGAGTTTGCCCAGTAGCTTTTTCATGTTCAGTACCATTTGGTCAAATACACCAAAGGCTTTTCTTTGTTCTAATGTAGTAAAATCTTTACGTGACTTAAGGATTGTACCTTTATCGTCAATAATGTCCAGTTTATACGCAGCCCACTTTTCAAAAGGTGTTACCAACTTTCGAATGAACGAGTATACTAAAAATAGATCTACTACCATTTAAATTTCCTTTAGTCTGTTTTCAATAAACAAATCAGTTGTGATCGAATGTTGAGACAGCGCATTGTCGTCGTATACTAACAGTTCAGGCATAAAGTTCAAATACTCCACGAATGGTTTTAAGTATTCGTGGTATTCATGTAATCGCATGAAAAGCATATTCGTTGCCTGCATACCAAACACATTGTATATAACAATGAGATGGTTCAAAATCAACCTTTCCTTCAACTCGTTATCTTGTCTATATCTACTAAAGAGTTTACGGAGATACTGAAATCTCTTAATATCTTCTTCGAACTCTGACATCTCAGTACACTGAGGATTGTCATAGTGTTTCATAGCATAAAGTAGAAAGGTTGACTCTGTCAATATCATAATATAATAATTATTTAGTTAATTTATGCGTCAACTACGATAGCATCTTCATCGGCAGTATCACCAGTAATACCTACGTCACCAGCAACAACAGCAGTAACCTTCATAGGTACTAATGATTCTACTTTATGACGTGCTACGCCATTTTGATCATTGTACGTATGATACAAGTTCCAACCAGGTGTTTTAAGACCCTTCGCTCTGTTCGCCGCAATACCTGCTTCTGTTAAGTCAACAAAAACTGCGTTATCAGCATCATGTGACTTGTTAGTATTATTAGCGTCTGCTTCTAGATACTTGGGTGCGTCTGCAGCAGTATCTGTTTTTCCCCATTGTGCCATGTTAATTCTCCTTCGAATTTATTATTATTGTTATTATTCGCCGACCTTTACTTCTTCGGCCTTTTCATCTTCGCCTTCCCAGTTTGCGTCGATATAGTCAAAGAATTTCTTCTTTCCTGCATCGTCAAGTTCGGCTGGCGAATCTACTTTAAATTTCTTCAATACGGTTTGAAAGAACTTTTGATACTCGGAGTCTTCCTCGTTCTTTAGACGGGACATTACCTGAGATTCAATCTTACTTTCTATAATTGCTTTCCAATCCATGATGGACTCCTATTATTTATATGTTCTATGTTTATTTATAACAATCTGGTTATCTTAATCTTTAAATCAGATTCGCCTTTAATTAATCTGTGATATTCATTCTTCTTAATGTCAAACTCTAACCCTGGCTGTAATAGAAATGGCAAACAATTTTCTGGTTGAAATCTCCAACCTGCCCCTGCTATTACTTCAATATGTCGGTCTTCTCTATCTCGATGCCAAACATATTCATCCTGACTTTTATCTACGTCAAAAGTTCGAGTATCGCCATCTTCAATATACGGTTTACCAAAAATAAGATCCGCCACCTTTAAGACCGAGGTCACTTGCATACTTAGGTAATCTACAGGCCCAATATCCTGCGGAGAGTTTATCTGTTTTAGTATCGCAGTTGTGTCTTGACGCAAAGTTTCGAGCTGCGTCTTTATCATTGATCTTAGATGTAAGGCCACCTTTCTCATCTCCAAATTCTATCTTCTTTACATTACCGGTTTTAGGGTTGTTTACATACACAACATATTTCTTATTACCGCTTGATCGTTTTGGTTTATTCAACTCAGGATCTTCTGCCTCTATCATCGGTTGATCCAATGGTACAGTTACACCTTCGTATAATCCAAACTTCTCTGCCTCCCAAGATTTAAATGTTTTCATTTGACTAACTCTATAGTATTCATTGGAACGGACTCAGATGGTGCAATACCCATCTTCCAGTCTCTTGGTGAAATTAGAACTCGAGGACCGCGTAGATCCAGTACAATAAAAACAAGCTTTGCTTCTGCTGGTGATTCAGCAAACTTTGGTTTGAATTTAACTTCAGAACCTTTTACTATTTTAGCTTCTGTCATAAATTGTTTTAATGATTGCATTAGTGATCGCTCTCGTCATTCTTATCTGTTTTATTACTCAGTATAAATCTTCTGTTAGGATTCACCGCTACTTTGAACTTTGTCATTAACTTGCGATTCACTAACATCTCTGAAGCAGTATCTTTTAATGATAAAGCAATCTCAGCAATATGGTGTTTATTATTAAAGTATATTTCGTGTTCAATTACAGGTCTGTCATCAAATGATTCTTGGCCACGAGTTGCCTTTGAGATATACATTAATTCGTCTTCGAATTTATATCCGTTCTTTTCCCAAAATACCTTTTTGCCTTTTACTTCTAATTTATCAACGTGTAACATACTTGCTTTAGTACTATTACCTGTATCAAATTTAGCGCGGACTGGATTCTTTTCCATTCCTGTAAATATAATCGTTTCGAGATATCCTGCTTCCTGTCTAAATATAGGTCTTCTATTGACATCTTTAGAAAAGAATTGTATAATACTTTCCACTACATCTTTATCAGATACTTTACCTTGAGCTTCCTCAGTCCAAGGATCGTATCCTTCAAAGTGAGAACGAATACCTGGAGAACCATTTACTTCGATAATATAAGGATTGCCTTTCTTATCAACAAAATGATCCACTCCACAATATACAGCACCCGTTGCTCGAGCAGCTGCCTTAATAACAGCAATCTCTTTCTTACTTAAACTATAAGGTTCAGTTGTTGCACCTTGGTGTACATTGTTTCTAAAATCTTTATTGTCTGGTGCTTGTATACGTTCGGCTGCTGCTAATATTTTACCACCAACAACTAAAGTACGGATATCAGATTTCATTTCAAAGAATTCTTGAATTAACAGATCGGCATTATATTTCCATAAACTTTGACATACACCAGTTAACGAAGACATACTATCAATCTTCATTACACCAACACCTTGAGTTCCTTTTAGTGTTTTAATAATAACAGGGAACTTTCCACCAACTCTTTTGTGAGCATCTTCAATAGAAGCTTCATTAGGTATAGACGAGGTTCTTGGAATTGGTATATTGTTACGACCCAACAATAGCGCGTTGGACATTTTGTTGTCACATACTAACATTGAATCTAGATCGTTAACAAGTAAAAATCCAATGTCTTGTAAAGAGGATATAAAGGCCTGTGATGTAAGGCTTCCAATTGCTCCTGCTCGTACAAACACAATAGAATTATTTGTTTCTATATCTATATCAGTATTCTTACCATCAACGTTACGTAGTTTAACTGTTCCAATATCAATATCAGAATCGCCTAAATACGCTTTAGTAACATCAACGAAATCATACTTAATATTTCTTTTAACCGAAACCTCTTCGACGATATCAGCGAATGTTCCATCGCCATCGCCTGTCCCTAGCACTACAATATGAAGTTTATCATACGGTAGTGCTTCTGCTTCTTCAGCAAGCGGAGACCGGTTATATTCCGACATTGATTTCATAAATATAATTAACTCAGATTAGCTGTTAAATTTAAGCAAGGCTGCAAACTGATCTTTATCAGCGACTACGTTGTCTAACCAATCACCGGCTTCTTTAGCATTACCGATTTCATTGTTAGCCATTGCCCAAGCAATTAATTCCTTTTCAGCTTTCTTTAAACTAGCAGTACTACCAGATTTCTGAGCTTTAGCAATATCAGCTTTATACTTGTTAGCAATTTGTGGTAGAGTCATTGCTCTTTCAGTCATATCAGATACTTTCGACATCTGCTTACCTTCAAGCAATTCTGGATATAGATCTTTAATATCAGAATCATCCAGCATATGCATTTGAGATAGGAAAGTAACAATGTCTTTCTTAGCACCAGAAACATCAGCCATTGTATTACCAGTCACTTTAACTTTAACTTTATATTTCTTTTCGATCTTAGCAGTTAGCTTCTTGTCGCCTATGTAATCAATATCAATAGTCTCTTTACCTTTACCAGCAGTAACTGCTTCGAGTATCTGTTCATCAACTATAACAACTGATTCATTCATTCCTTTCATGAACTCTGCTACATCTTTCTCAGGCAAACCAATCTTCTTGGCAATCTGTTTAGCAGTCATGCCTTTCTTTACCATGTCGTGGAAGTCTTTCATCTTGCCTTCGGTAAGATCAACTGATTCAATAACACCTTGCTTAACCATGCCTAATGCATCAAAAATATCCTTAACCTGATCTCTAAGGTCTGTATCCAATGCTCTTATAGCACCTTGGAATACTTTATTATTACCAGATCTATATAGCTTTTCGATACGTCTTATGTCTTTCTGAT